AAGTTTATCAAGACGTTTTACACACGCTACAAAGGAGTGAAAAAATACCATGAAGAAATAGTAAAGCAAGCCAATGACAAGGCGGTTGTAGAATACAGCGAGACTAAGACAGGACCGCAGTACACCTACTACCACGCAAGCCCTACAGGACGACACTATGTGTTTAACAAATACCACAACGAGTACAAGGGCGACATGACATTTAGCCCTACAGAACTAAAGAACTGGCCTATTCAAGGCTTTGCTACAGGCGATATTGTGCCTATGATGGTTGGTATATTATTACGTAACCTAGAAGATGCAAAGCTAGTTGATAAGGGCGCTTGTTTAGTAATGACTGTACACGATAGTGTGGTGCTTGACACACCTAAAGAAATAGAGTACAGTGTAGCCAAGCTTGCAAAAGAAACGTTAGAAAATGCACCGATGTATATGAAACAATTCTTTGGAATTGATTTTCCATGCAAGCTAGGTGTAGGTGTCGAAGCCGGTAGTAACTGGCAAGACAAAGAAGAAATTAACCTAAAGGAAATTGTATGAGTTACGTAATTGAAAACATTACTAGTAAAGAAGTGAACACTAAGTTTGGTCCTAAGCCTGCTTTCTCTATCAAGACAAGTGATGGTTGGTTTAGCTATGGCTTTAAGAAGCCTGCATTTGCTATTGGTGATGAAGTAGATTTTCAATACACAGAGAATACATACGGTAAGAATGTAGACCACGCATCAGTTAAGTTGATTACAAAAGGTGCTGGTGCTACTGCTGCACCGGCTGCTGCACCACGCAGCGGTGGTGGTGGATTCGCTGCTAAAGTGTTTCCAGTACCTGCACTGCACGGTGACCGTGCTATCATTCGCCAGAACAGTGTGACTAATGCAACTAAGATTGTCACAGACTTTGGCTTAGAGTCTTACGCAGATGCAGAGCAGATTGCTGTAGAGGTGATTCGTATTGCACGAGTGCTTGAGTCTTATTCTTGTGGTGACATTGATGCTGAGATGGCAGAGTCACTTGCTGGCGTGAAGGTTGACTAATGAAAACAATTGACACCTTAGTAGAGGATATTTACGGTGTTATTGCGGGGGGTTCGCCCCCTGCTACTAGTAACAACAAGGTAGATATTAGCTACGACAAGTGGTTTACACCACGAGATAGAGAACGAGAAGACAAAGTGCTATACTTTAGTGAGGTAGGTGACCCATGCCCACGTCGCTTATGGTACAAGTACAACACACCAACTGTAGGTGATAAGCCTGATGGTCGTGCCCTACTTAAATTCTTTTATGGAGACATGCTAGAAGAACTGGTGCTGAACGTAGCAGAAGATGCTGGTCATAAGGTAGAGAAGAAGCAAGAGAAAGCCGTATACGAAATAGGTAGTGGATGGATTGTGCGAGGACGCATTGACGCCATTATTGACAACGTGTGTGTGGACGTTAAAAGCGTTACTAAATTTTCAGAGATGAAGTTTGCTAATGGTTTAGTTGACGATCCATTTGGCTACTATCAACAACTAAATGGATATGCTACTGCTCTTAATTATGACACTGCTGGCTTTGTTACTATTCAGAAAGAACTAGGTCACGTAAACTACTACCCTATCGAAGTAAACAAAACACTATTCAAAATGCAAGCAGAGAGTAGTGCAGAGATTGCTGGTATGGTATCGCCGATACCTTTGAAACGGTTAGACCCTGTACCTGCTAGTAAGACGAGTAAGAACTTAAAGCTATGTACATCATGTAGCTACTGTAACTTTAAGAAAGAGTGCTGGCCTGAGATGCGTACATTTATGTATGCAAGTGGTCCAGAGTTTTTAGTTGATGTGGTGGACATGCCACGAGTAATGGAGATTACCGACAATGCATAACTACAGATTGTATTACGAAGATGATAGTGCACCTATAGATGGTATTGACCGCCACTATCCAAGCAAAGAGATTTCGTACAAAGTATCCTTTCCTGAAGACACTACATGGCACAATGTACTGCAAGAGTTTGCACGATTCTTAGATGCTACTGGATACGTAGGTGTAGCAGACGCAATAGATGAGTTTGTTAACGAACATCAACTAAAGGAATATTATGAGAATACTAGTAATACCGGATTGTCAGATTAAAGAAGGGGTTCCTACAGAACACCTAACGTGGGCTGGCAAAGCCATTTGTGAATACCGCCCTGATGTAGTGGTAAACATTGGTGACTTTGCAGACATGCCCTCCCTATCTACACACGACAAAGTTGGGAGCAAGTATTTTGAAGGACTACGCTACAAGAAAGATGTGGCTGTTGCTAAAGAAGCTATGGCTAAACTGCTTGCACCTTTACGAGAGTTGCAAAGAAGTCAGAAGGAAACAAAGCATAAGGTATACAAGCCGAGAATGGTGATGACCTTGGGTAACCATGAGAATCGTATAGATCGTGCTGTTAATAATAGCCCTACGTTAGAAGGACTCATTTCAACAAAGGATTTAGAATATGAAAAAGACTGGGAGGTGCACGACTTTCTACATCCTGTCTTTATTAACGGTGTCGGTTTCAATCACTACTGGCCTGTTGGGGCTATGGGGCGACCTGCAGGAACTGCTTCAGCTATTATTAGTAAGTTGCATATGTCTTGTATTGCTGGACACCAACAAGGCAAACAAGTGGCCTATGGGAAACGTGCTGACGGTACTGCTATATGCGCTATTATTGCTGGTAGCTATTATCTACATGACGAAAGCTACATGGATAAATTGAGCAATCGTCACTGGCGTGGATTGGTGGTGTTGAACGAAGTTAAAGACGGTAACTTTGATGAGATGTTTCTGTCAATTGATTACCTAGGGAGAAAGTACGGTGAACTATAACGATAAGCTTTGGGCTGTTAAACAATTTGTAGAGGATAACTTTGATGACCCTGTAGAATTAACCATTGCACTAGGACTATCCGTAGAAGATTTTATCAACCTGTTACCAGATGTACTGGTAGCTAACTACACTAAGTTTTTTAACGATGACGACACTGAAGAAGATACTGCCAAAGAAGACGAAGCAAACAAACGACTTGGAGAAGACTGGGAAGAAGAGGAAGAAGGAGGTTACTAGTAACACACAAGTAGTTGAGTGGAAGCAAGAAGTAAATGACTACTTGAAAGGTAAAATAAATGAGCAATGTTAAATTAGTGTGGGCTACGCCGGATGCAGAGGAGAAGGTGGCATACATGGCTAGGGTGAGCAACCCTAACAACCAAGACAACCCAGAGACTGCGCCTAAACTACTTAGCTATTTGGTGCGTAATAAACACTGGAGTCCGTTTGAGATGGTTAATGTGTGTATGGAGATTGAGTGCACTAGAGATATTGCACGTCAAATCTTACGCCACCGTAGCTTTAGCTTTCAGGAGTTTAGCCAGCGTTATGCAGAAGCGTTAGATGTGGAATATAGCGAGGTTAGGTTGCAGGACGAAAAGAATCGTCAGAATTCAATTGAGACTGACGACTACGTATTGTCTACCGACTGGCTACATGCACAAATGCGGGTAGCACATAACTGTAGGAAGGAGTACGATAGGGCTATCAAAAGTGGTATAGCTAAAGAAGTTGCACGTAAGGTATTGCCAGAAGGATTAACTATGAGTAGAATGTATATGAATGGTACATTGCGTAGTTGGATGCACTACTGCGATATTAGGTGTGATGAAGCAACCCAAAAGGAACATAGGGAGGTAGCTGAACAATGTCGGAAGATACTAGTAACGATAGCGCCATCAATAATGGCAATCTAACCTGTACTGTATGTGCGTGTAACTTTAGTATTGAGTCGGAAGGAGGTGTGGATGGTTATTTCGGTATTCTTCCAGTACATTTCTGTCCTGACTGCTTTAGTAGCATGTGCTGTATGGTTAATTTACTAACAGATGAGGAGGATGAAGAATGATTTCAGGAGTTGATATTGAAGACATGCTAGATTCAGACAACAATGAGGCTAAAAATAAAGAAAAAGTAGAATCAATACGTAGTGTTTTAGAAGAAAAAAACATTGCGTACGCATATTCTGAGCAAGCTAAAATGTTTAAATTGTACAACGAAGAAACAGGTAAGACATACCAGTTTTTTTATACAACAGGTAAGTGGGGCGTATACAGAATGAATGATTTTCCTAACAAACACTATAATTCTAAATCTATACAAGATTTTTTAGAACGATTCTTTTATAAAAAAGAATACGAGAATAAATCTTGATGTACTGTAACGGGGAGTGGACACAAGGTAGATACAATAGCTTTATCAAAAGCATTTTACGTTCTGGATTCAGGCGCTGGAAGCCTAAGTACGATACATTAGCAGAGGCTTTTGTAGGACGTAAAGTTAATAAGAAGACTGGTAAGCTAGGCAAACACTACCGCTGTGCCGCATGTAAGAAACATCACCCATCAGCAGACGTACAAGTAGACCACATAAACCCCATTGTAGACCCTGAAATAGGGCATGAATCATGGGATAAAGTGGTGTATAATATGTACTGTGACAGTGACAACTTACAAGTATTGTGTAAAACCTGCCATGCCAAGAAGACCAAAGAGGAGAGGTCAGTAGCGGCTAAGGGTAGAGCTAAAAGAAAGGTTACTAGTAATGGAACATAATAAATCATTCCTAGAGTGGTTTAATAAACCAGAAGTAAGTGGCTACAGAGCCGCAAGGTTCTATGATGACATAGAAATAAATTTAGAGGACCTTGACAAATTAGAGAAAAGTATGGTACAATGGTTGTACGAAGCCTACGCACAAGGAGTTACAGATGGTAATCAATGAAGAAGAAGCTTGGTTGTATCATACAGTCAAAGACTTTGAATACATCGT